TAGTTGACCCAAACCTATTTCCAGAACTATTTCCCACCGAAATTGCAGTGCTACCCCTTACTAGTCGAATATGTGCTGTTGCAGTAGTACTTTGTGAAACATTACAAGAAAACATAACAAATATTTTGTTGCTTGATGAGGTTGGTGTTATGCTTACAGACATACCACTTATATCAACAAAATTGTCTGTATTTGATGAAGCAAAGCTAGTTACGTCAGTTTTAGTCGTACTAACTACCTGAAGAACAGAGCCAGCAGGCTGTTTAAGAGACGGAATTGTAGTGCTTGTGCCTAATAAATTAGCAAGATTACGGGCGTTACTCATAGCTTACTCCGGCTTATCAGGCCACACCACATCGTCAAGTGATGAGTATGTTTTGGTTATGTCGCGCAATGCCTGACGATAGGCTGTGCGTTCTGTGGACATAGTAAGGTCAGATGATGCCCACCAATCTGTTTCAGCGATACGGCGATTACGCTCTTCGCGTAACAAGTTTAATGGTTCAGCGTTATTTAAATTAGTTAGCTCTCTATCTACTAATGCCCAAGTGATACCCTTGTCTTGCCAAACCTTAGGGTCACTTGATAACATCGCAGAACCATTTTTATCTACGCCTGTTACAAGTCGAAAGGCTGCATCAAAAGATTGTGCGCTCGTAGGCTCACCGTACAGTACGAACTGGCAGTCTGGGTCTAGTGCTAAAATTGCTTCTGATACTGTTGCCATAATTTAACCTACAAACCTAAATGTTGCCCAATTATAGGGAACATGACTAGAATCAACCGTGCTTGAGTAAAAATTTTTAGTGTGTTCAGGCTTAAAATACAGTTCATCGTTTGCAGAGCATTCTATGGTAAAAGAAGCCCCCGCAATTGCACGGGCGTTAGTGTAAAATCGAGTTAGTTTTGCCTCAGTGCCGCCGCTATTTCTTACAGGGAATATTCCATAGGCATCACTGTTGTTTTCAGTTAAAGAAGCAAGTTCAACTTGGTATAACCCCGCCACAGGACAGGTAAATTTATAGGTAGAAGTGTTAAAATGATTGCCATTATTCACAACAGCGACAGAAAAATCTAATATGGCATTAGCTGCTTTTGATACATAGGAGTTTGAAGCGGCAAAAGTAACAAAAGCGTAGGGAATTACAGGTCTTGAAACCCTGCCACTGCTGTCAATCGACAGCGCGGTGTTCGAGTTCGTTGGGTCTTGGATTTCGGTGACTTTTAATATGCTAGTCATCTTGTTCTCTTATCCTATCAAATACCCAGAAAATATTGTATCAGCGGCTGCCGCAAAGTAATCAGCAGCTCCGCCAGAAGTCACAGTAAGCTCATCCCCTGCGGCAAGAGCATGTATTGCTGAAAAGGATATATTGCCATAACCTGTTGAAGATACTTCTTCAAAGTATCCTCTTTGGATTCTTGTGCCGTTTTTCTTAAGCTCAATATTTATGCTTTCATTTCCACTCGTATCATCACGAACAACTCCAAAATGCACTGCAATAAAATAGTTGCCGCTTACAGGAACAACATATTTATAGTTTGTTGTATCAAAAGCATTTCCCACATTTATTGTAGTATTGTCGTATGGAATAGGACTTGTGGTTTGATAATTGCCGTCATCAGCGTAAGCGTGAAAAGCTGGTGTTGCTGGTTTGAACACACGCCCACTGCTATCAATGGACAGCGCGGCTGTGCCGCTGGAGTTCTGGATGTTATCAACTTTGACTATGCTAGTCATCCGCCAATCTCCATAACAGTAAGTGTTGATACACCGCGAGCATCATAACCACCTGAATTATTTAAATCTCTATGGGTTCTATTAATATGGCATGAGTGACTTTGATCTGCTCTTGTAGCAAATTGAACTTTATAAGTAACAGTAGATGCAGTATTAGGTGAATCAAGATGTTGGGCTGAAAGAAATAACATTTGATAAGCACTTGAGCCTATAATATTAGAAGAAAAACTAAAGCTACTTGTACTTCTAGTAAATGAAGCCGATCCATCAGGAAGATGAATAGCTGTTCCGTTTCTTACAAATCTACAAAAATTAAAATACGAGTCGCTACTTGCTGCTATACAGCAAGACAAAAGAAATTTAGAGCTAGATGATTTTGGTGTTATGCTTATGCTCAGATTTGTAATATCTGTAAATGAACTACTAGTTGAAGTTTGAGTTCCAGTAAAATTTACAGATTGAATATTAATAATATGACCCGGAATTTCCACCCCGTTGTTTGTGGTCTTCTCATTTATTGTATCTACAAATAATGTTGACATGACTTAGCCTATTTAATCTTAGTTATTTGAACTTGAGTAAAAATAGAACCATCTAGCCCAGAAACTTGACTGTTGGTTGCTACCCCAAATCCATATTGAGAAAAAGTACTTTCAGTAAAATGTCTTACTTTATAAGTTGTATTTGATGTTGGGGTCACTACAGCATAACCTGTTGAAACAGAATGACCGTTATAAGTGCTAACCGCGTAAACACTTGCGCCACGCGAAACTACAGCAGAGTTTGTAACATCATAAAGCTGTGCTTGATTTCTATTAACTTTATATGCTGGACAACTATAAATAATACTGTAAGTTCCAGCACCTAAAATAAATTGATTAGATGATATTGTTACAATGTTGTCTGGGTCATGTAGTTTTGTGTTTAAATCTCTATCATTTACTGTGTTTGCCGTAGACGCCCCACCATCTGCATTATACGCTTTTTTGTCAGCTATAATAGCTACAGAATAACTATGCACATCTACCTTTGCAGCGGTTCCCGACGCAGTTTTTATCTGGTCTACATTTAGTATCGAAGCCATCTGCGCCTCACAGTATTGTTAGATTACCACTTACGGTAATTGTAGTTGATGAATCTATGGTCAGCGGACCAATAGCTAATGCGTTCTTGGTTGATGCTATTGTAGTATCTTCGTCTACTGTTTGTCCATTGGTTCGGAATACAGCCGTATCAACCGTGGTGTTTGTAGTCTGAAATTGTGTTGCTGTAATCTCAGCCGCAAATGTACCGCCGCTAGACTTGCTGACTGTATCAGTCACAGTAAAAGCACGGAAGGCGCGGATGACTAACTCATCGTTTACCGCTGCACCAGAACCAAGTGTGATCGTATCACCATTGCTGGCGGTAAAGTCTGAACTGTCAAGATGCACACCGTTTAGGTATACGTCCACATCGTTACCAGAGAAGGCCAGTATTGCACCGTTAGCATCTGCACCTGTAAACGCAGTCTGACTTGCTGTTGCTGTGTACTTGAACAACTGCATACCAAAGCTGGTAGGCTGATCTACAGCACGACCAAAGTAGCGAACCTGTATTACATCGCCATTAGCTGGCGCAGAAGAGAAGGTTAGTGTCGTGCCTTGCGCTGTATACGCCTTGCCTATCCCTGGCTCTTGAATGACGTTACCAATAACAACCATAATAGCTTCTCCACTGACAACGCTTTGCGCCAGCGTAAACGCAGTTGCGCTTCCAGTGCCTGTAAAGGTCTGAAAGCTGATGTCACCTACGTTTGGGTCAATACCTATATATGCCATTAGCCTGCAATCTCTTTAAGTATTATTATTTGGGAAGAGCCACCACTGCCAGTTCCCCAACCATGAAAAACAGAGTTTGAACCATTCATGCTCTTGAACCTAAGTCTATAAGTTGTTGCGCTAGTTGTAGACGGGCTGTCTAAAAAATTAATTACCATTGGTTGCCAACCACCAGTTTGTTGGTTTGCTTGAAAAATTTCACCTGTATTTAAATCTACACCAGAACCTCCACTTATGGTTCTGTTTAGGCCGTACAATCCTATGTCACCACTTGAAGAGGTGTAAGACTGAGTTGAAATTGTTACCAATATCTTGCTTGAAGTTGAAGAAGGTGTGATGGTTGCCACTAAACTTGTGTCGCTAAGAGATGTGTTAGCTGTACTCTCTTGGGTATTTGTCAAAACCTGTTGAACCACTTGCAACACAGAGCCAGCGGGTAAAGAGCTTGTTTGTATTTTGCTTAATGGCATTTCAAACTCCTATCCCATCTTTGTAATCTTGACTTGAGTATAAATACTATCCACGCCAGAGAGTGATGCGTTCACTCCCAGCCCGTTGCTGCTTTTTCCTGATTCTATATAATGAACAATCTTGTAGGTAGTGTTTGAAGTTATAACGACTCTGGCATAACCAAAACTAGAACCATATCCACCATTAGTGCCGTGTGAATATTCCATAGAGCCATATTGAACTGATGCACTATTTGTTACATCGTAGAGTTGAGCAATGTGCCTATCTCCAAAATAGGAGGGTGCAGAAAATTCTATAATATACGTTCCTGCACCTAATATAAATTGGTTAGATGATATTGTGACAATGTTATCAGGGTCGAATAGTTTAGTGTTTAAGTCCCTGTTGTTTCCGCCACTGCCCCATGATATTGATGTACCCCCGCTTGTACTGTTAGATTTTACATCAGCTATAACTGCCACAGAGATCGGGGTCTGAGCCGCCCCGCTTGCTAACTTATCAGATGTTACAGCATCATCAGCTATCTTCGCTGTAGTCACCGCACTAGCCGCCAGCTTCGCAGTTGTAATAGAAAGATCTGGTGCTTCCAGACGTGTAGTTACTTCTGCCTGACCACGGTAGATAACGTACACATTGCCTGTACCAGAAGGCGGAGCTTCATCAAACGTCAGGGTAGTTCCTGTGGCTGTGTATGATTTACCAGATCCAGGCTCCTGTTGCACGTTGCCAACAAATACTTCTAGCTCCTCACCAGTGTTCACGGCGCGGTTAAGTGTGAACGCGGTCGCCGAACCTGTGCCGTTGAAGGATTGGCTTGTCGTCTTTGTTAACTGTTTATTTGGTTGTGCGCCTATGTATGCCATTTCTTAGCCCACCAAATATCCGCTAAACTGACCATAGGCTTCAAAGTCCCAGCTTGTGTCACCCCCAACATACACTAGATTTGTGATTGCCACATTTGCGGCAAGTTCAAATATCCCTGAATATGTCATTGAGTGATGTGGACCTTCATTAGATTCAATAACATAAGCCTGAGCATTAGTTGCGACAGTGCCGTCAAAAGCTATGTTTGTAATTATGTAAATTCCTGAATTAGCGTGATCTATTCTCATGTTATAGTTAATGTGATATAGGCCAGCGACAGGCGTTGTATATGCGTAAGTGCTGGTATTAAAATTCCCGTCATTTATGATGGCGGTATTCCACGGACAAGTTATATACGCATTTTGTGTGGTTTGTGCGGCTGTCCCTGTTCTACCCGCAGACCATACTGGCCTAGCAGGAGTAAGAACATGCCCACTACTATCAATGGTTATAGCATCTGTGCCGTTGGTGTGTTGTATGGTCTGTACGCCTAGTTCTGATGCCATAACTTACCCCACCTTAAACATAGATACATATGTATCATTGTTAATACTGACATTGGAATCCCCAGAGTGTTGATAAAACCAAG